TGGGATTCCACGTGTTATTTTCAGACTGTTGTCCAGTGTAGGTGCTGCTCGTAGTTTGAAAATTACGAGAGTACCTAGCTGTAAACATCAGTCGGGAGTGACCGGGAAGTCCGGTTTGCGTTCAAACCTTAGTCCAGTTTATCTTAAACTTGCGGTTTGATAATCGCAAGAGAGATGACTGTAAACTTTGGTTGGTGGATACACAGGTGTATGTCTCAGAGTAGGCTGCATCGTAGGTTGAAGCTGTTCGTGAACAGGTTTATTCGTGCCCCTTTTGGAGGGGGATATAAGTACCTAGACCAGGAAACTGAAAGCATTAGGATGCCGTGAATAATCACGTTTGAACTAAGATGACTCTTTGATCTTTTCTAGAGTATATGGAACTTAGTTATATTATTTCCCTTTGCATATTTAAAACAAAATATAAAAATTGAGTCTTGTTGGAAGATGTAGATTTGGGTTAGAAGTAGACTATTTGGATGTCTATGAGGTTAGTGACTGTAAGAACAATACTTGCGTTCTTACAGCAAAGAGGTAACTCCTTTTGACTAGCCCCCACCTTACCAGTATTTGAAAAGTCCGTGGCACTGCCTAGCTAGACGATCTCACTATATGATGAGATAGGGTACATTTGGTGGTTGGTAAATCACACAAACACAGTTGCTCGACTGTGGATCTCTTGATTGAAAATTGAGTTTGCGCTCAAGATTGAAGTTTTCCGTATATATGCATTATAATAGCATGATAGGTGATAGTTATAGTAGTTGAGGTGTGAGGTGAAGAAGTTTAAGCGCTAACGTGAAAGTCGTTAGCATCTGAACAATCATGATAAGTACAACGAATATGAGTCAATTGTTAACAGAGCATTTTGGTGAAGCCAGTGAAATGGTTTTCACTATCCAGAACAGGTTCCGTCCATTTTATTTCCTTGTTTGTGCTGATGGCGACATTGTCATGAACAAAATGTGTGTGATTCTATCTAAGAAATTGAGAGTTTCGCACACTCTTTTGCTATTCCGATATATTTATATATTGGCAAGACGCCGCACGTTTGTTTGTATACGTGAAGGCTGTGGTCCCGATTGCAAGGGACATTTGTGTGCATTTTATAAACAATGCACACAAGATCGGCGGTTATTAAGTCGACATTACAAACATGGGTGTAGAGAGTTTGTATGTGAAATACAGCACCCGGTACGCAAACGTGCTCCAGTGAGTCGAAACCCACTGGCTCGTTTGCGTAGACAATTAGTAGTCCAAGGTGATGATGAGAGTTTGCCTGAAGATTTCCAGAGTGATTTTGATAAATGGTTGGCTGAGATGCCAACAGGTTTTATTCCAGAGCATTATGATGATGATTTGAATATTAAACATTCAAATATACCTGAAAATTTGCCTGATATGTGTATTCCTACGGCAGATTTGCCAATGGCCATTCGATTGAAATTGCTTGGTGAAGCTATGAAACGGATGGACATTCCCATCGATAGGACTGTGAGAAATTTGTTTCTCACACGTTTTCCAGATATGGAAGTAGATCCAGCTATTATGGATGAATTTCCTGATTTTCCTCTAATGATGAAAGTTCGCATGAAGAAAGAAGAGCTATGTGAGAAATTCTGGTCCTCCTTACAGGGTCCAATACTGCCACCTGGTGGTGAAAACGTGTTGTCAAACGTTGAGTGGTACATTTCCTATTTGGAGGATGTGCAATTTTATTTAGCAGCAACTGTGTATTATAATGCACAGAAAAAACGGTATATTGCTACACCGTGGACTGCTTTACGCTTATTAATTAAATTACGATTTGGAACATCTGTTTTTTCACGTAAATTCTTTAAGATGGCTTGGGATTATTTGTCTCAATTTCGCCTTCAAAGTGAAGATGAGAGCCAATCTTGGATTGATTGGTGTATGAATTACAAAAATAAATTCGATGAGATAAGGAAAGCCCCAATATTTGAGAAGATATATAAGGTGATAATGTTTGTCACGAGTTTTTCTGTATGCCAAGCAGTGGGGGGAGTGTTCACTATTGCATGGTTTAAGAGTTTGTGGCAAGAATGTCAGAAACATGAATTTAATACTACTGGAGATTTTATATCCTTTATGATTGAATCAATATTGTTTATTGTTAAGCGTGTAGCAGTGTGTATTAGTACTCGCTCCATTGAACCCTTATTTCATAATGGTTCTCGTTATGAGGAGTGGTATGATTCAGTGCGGACATTAAAGTTACAATATAAATTTTTGAATGATCCTGAATTGCATGGTTTTACGTACTTTGATTTCGTATCTCGATTAGATGATGCAATTGATCGTGGTACAGCCATGTATAAGCACGCTTTAGCTACGAAACATTATGAGTATAAACTTGTAGGTCAACAGTTGTTTGACATTAAATTGTTGAAGGGATTAGCATTAACTAAAGAAAATGCTTCACGTGAAAGGGAAGCCCCTTTTTCTGTTTGTATCGTAGGTAATTCATCTGTGGCTAAAAGCACATTTACTCGACTTATTTTTTATCATCATGGTAAATTGTTAGGTTTGCCCATGGGGTCTACTTTTATGTTTTCTCGAAATGCTGAGAATGAGTTCTGGGACACATTTAGGAGTAGCCAGTGGGCTGTTTTGTTGGATGATGTAGCAAATCAACATCCTAATAAGGTTGTTGGTTTAGATAAATCGTTGTCTGAGATTATTTTATTGAACAATAACGTTCCGTTTGTGCCCCCACAAGCTTCATTAGATGATAAGGGTACAACCCCTGTGAGAGCTAAGTTATTGATAGCCACCACGAATGTGGATCATTTGAACGCGAATACATATTTCTCACATCCTATTGCAATCCGAAGACGGTTGCCATGGATGGTTTTCGTACGTCCTAAACCGGAATACGTTACGGAAGGAGGAATGCTTGATTCACATAAAGTGCCCCCAGTTGAAGAGGGATCATATCCAGATTATTGGACAATTGAGGTTAAACGGGTTGTTCCAGTGATGATTTATGAAAAACAGAGTGCTCAGTATGAAGATATAGGTACCTTTAATAACATATATGATTTCTTCTTATGGTATAACAAGACTGTGCTTGATCATGAAGCTATTCAAAAGAAAGCTGCAGTTTGTATTGAATCATTAAGTAAGATAGTGTTTTGTGACAAGTGCAAGCTTCCAAGTAAACATTGTGTTTGTGAGAAGTTAGAGATACAAGGCCGAACTGTTGAATTGAAAACTCTTGCCGTTGTTGCGGCTACTGCAGCCACAGTGGCAGGTGCTATTTACTTACGAAATAAGTATGTGCAGGAGTGTAAGGATGTTATGGAACGTCTCAAGGAGTATGCTGTTAATTATGTTGTTACGCAGACTGAACATGAAATTAGAAGGCGTTTTCGGAAGCTTGGAGACTTTATGTATTCTATGACTGATAGCAGAGTTCTTGGTGCAATTGGTGTTCTATCCAGTGCCGCCTTGATGTATAAGATGCGTTCGCGTTTTATGGATAAAATGTTTGAAGCTACACAAGAAACGCAATCAGAGAGTGTTCCTGTGCCACATGCTGTGGAGCATCGGAATGTCTGGTATAATGATAAGTTGCAGGTTACTCCATTTGATATTTCAGAAGAGGGTTTGACGATGACACCGGAGGTTTTTAAGAAAATTATTATGCGTGCAACCGTGCGTATTGAGTCATATCATACGCATGGAATGCGTCCAGGACATGCAATTTGCATCGGTCAACAATTATATTTGGCCAACAACCATTGCATACCTGATGCTTATCCGTTTAATATGAAAATATTTACTAATAATGTGAAAAGTGGTGTATGTTCAAATGTTGAAATGGTTATTACTGCTGATTGTGTTCGTCGATTTCCTGATAAGGATTTGGCAATTATCAATTTGCAATGTATGCCTCCTCGGAAAGATATACGTAAGTACTTTTGTAAAGAGTCGTTCAATGCTATAGTTACATGCGAGTATCCATTTAGTACTTTAGGTGATGACAAGAAGAATGTAGTTAAGGCTACACAACGACGCACAATTAATTCAGATGAATTGAAAATTGCAGTTGATGGGTGGGGTGGTTTTGCCCTCCTTCCAACGGAAAATGGTGATTGTGGAAAGCCACTCATATTGCTTGATAAATCTTGTCAAGTGTTGGGTATCCATGTTATGGGTGGTGATGATGGTCGTATTATAGCAACGCGAGTTACGCAGGAGTGGTTAGCAACGGTTACTGACAAAGTGCTTGTTGGTCCAGGAGCTCCATGTTTGCAAATCCAAGGCAATGAAATTGAACTCAAAGATTTGTCTCCTTTTTCCCCAGTTCGTTGGGTTGAGAAAGGGTCAGCTGAGGTGTATGGAACTTTAAATTTACCACGGATTGCACAACGGTCACGTGTTCATGCATCTATGATACAAGATGATTGTATTGATCGTGGATATATAATTGAGCATGGTCCCCCAGTTTTACAAGGATGGCAAATATGGCGGAAGAACTTGTTGAATATGGTTGATCCAAAATTTCTCATGCGCCCGGATGTGTTAAATGTTTGTGTACTTGATTTTTTGGATAAGATATTTGCGGGATTGACACCCGAAGATCTCAAAAGTGTTCACGTTGTTCCTAATGATGTTGCTATTAATGGTATGCCAGGGGTGGCTTATGTTGATGGAATTAATCGATCTTCTTCAGCTGGTTTTCCTTTTATGAAATCCAAAAAGTATTTTGAAGTACCATGTCCTACTGAGTTACACCCAGAGGGTATTACGTATGATGAAAATGTTATGCAAGAATTTGAACGAGGGCTTAACTGCTATAAACGTGGTGAGCGCATGTGTCCAGTATTTAATGGTATAATGAAGGACGAAGCAACTAGCATTAAAAAGATAGTTGATTTCAAAACAAGAATGTTTGCTGCTGCGAGTTTAGCTTTTGTGTTGATTGTACGTAAATATACAATAACTGTGGTGCGCCTCATTCAGAATAATAAGTTTCTGTTTGAGTGTGCTGTTGGTGGAATTGCACAGAGTACAGAATGGTGGCACTTCCGGCAATATTTGCTTCGCTACGGCAACAATATAATTGCTGGCGATTACGCGAATTTTGATAAATCTATGTCTGCTATGATTATTTTGGCAGCATTTCAGATTATCATTGAAATTTGCCGTGCTGCAGGATATTCTTTAGAAGAGCTAATTGTGTTGCGATGCATTGCTTATGATACTGCGTTTGCTTTTATTAATTTCAATGGAGATTTAATGATGTTCCTCGGTGTCAATCCATCTGGACTAGCACTAACGGTAATTATTAATTGCTTTGCTGGCTCCCTGTATATGCGCTATGCGTTTTATATGTTGCGGCCAAGAACGGATGTTGTGAAATTTAATGATGTTGTTGCGTTGATTAATTATGGTGACGATAATGTGCAGGGTGTTGCGGATTGTGCGTCTTGGTATAATCACACAACAATCAAGGATGAATTAGTGAAATATGGCATAGTTTATACTATGGCTGATAAGGAAGCGGAGTCTGTACCATACATATCTATTGATGAGTCAACTTTTCTTAAACGACATTGGGTTTGGAGTGATGAAATACAATCTTATGTTGGTCCCTTAGAAGAGAAGTCCATTCGAAAGATGTTGATGTGGAAGATCTCGTCTCGTACTATTTGCGAGGAATTACAAAATGTTCAAACCTTCATAAGCGCTCTAAATGAGTGGTTTTATTACGGTCGGGAAACATTTGAGGATAATAGATTGTGGTTGTTGAGCCTAGTGGATAAATATAGGTTACACTATTATCTACCACATGGTTTGCCAACTTGGCATGATATGATGGTGAGCTTCTGGGAGCGATCTGCAGAAGTGGAATTGACAAGGCGAGGAGATTCGTCTTTTAAACCAAAAATCGAAGTTCCGCTGGAGTTACTGCATCAATATGGCTTGAACCACCTAATTGATGAGAATGGTCAGTGGAATAAAAATGTGCTTGGGCGTTCCCCTAAATCGCTATTTAGCGGTGGTAGTCGTACACTACAAACAGGTTCACAACAACCAAATAGTGCGGAATCCCTATTGGTTGTTCAAAGTAAAGATTCTAACATACAACAAAATAATGATGGTCAGCAGGACCAAAATACTGCACGAGATGGCCCAGTGGAGGCCGAATTCCATGAAATTGATTTTGAGGATTATGGTGTTGAGCTTACACCAGAAGAGCGGGAATACATCCTATCGCGTTGGTATGATATGGAGTGTGTCGTGTTGTCGCTTACTGATGAGGAGCTTGAGGCCGCTATACAGTACCTTGAACAGGTGCAATGGGATGAAGATTATTTAGAAATTCAGTCCGTGGATGTTCAGAGTGCTGTACATGAATTGAATGTGCCCAGTTATGATTTAGCATTGTTAATTCATGATGAATTGGATAGGGTGATAGCTACATTTGCTGAACATAAGACAAAGTGTACCACCACTAAGTTGAATAGGGATAAACTTCGACTTATGCTCTCTTTTTTGAGACGCTTATTATCCTTAATTTGTGATAGTGATTATCGAAACGAGAGCTTTGGATATATTGAGTTCTATCGCTTGTGTGATGAATTCACAGAGTATATGGCTGCTGCGTATGACATGGAGGATTTCAAGTTGGAGTTTCCAGATTCTTTGGAAAGGGAATTTTTTATGGTTCAATCACGGGATGTAGAAAGGAATATAGATTTTATGACGCGTGAGTCGAATCAAGTAGATTATTCTGGTCCACTAGCGCCTGTACATCAAGCTCAGGCCAACGTGGACTTTAATGATTTTCTCAAGCGTCCAGTACGCGTTGCATCATTATCGTATGCTGAGAGCAATGTTGCCGGGGATCAGATCTCGGCTTTAGCTATTTGGCGTGATGTTTTTTCAAATGCATATATTGCAGATAAATTTAAGACCTATCCTTTTGTGCGTGGTAAACTACACGTCAGATTTTTAGTTAATGCATCACCATTCTATTATGGTAGTGTGTTGGCAACATATTGCCCATGGCAAACATACATGTTGCCTACAACTATGACTACGACGAATGTGAGGGAATTGATCCCCTTATCCCAGAGACCACATGTTTTTATTGAACCGCAAAATGGCACGCAATATGATATGGTTTTACCGTTTTTACATCCCAAAGAGTGGTTGAATTTGCAGAGTTCCTCAGAAGTGGGGAATATGGGCACTCTTACTTTGAAATGCATGACCCCACTATTTAGTGCCAATGGTGCTACTGGTGTGGGCGTTACCATTGCAGTCTATGCGTGGTTTGACGAGGTTGAAGTGATGGGAGGATCTGTTGGATTGAGTCTGCAAAGTAAGGATATACGATTGAGTGAGGTTGCATCAAGTGTTGCTGATGCCATGGGCTCAATACCAGAGACAGTCACCAATTTGGTGCCTGGTTATACTGCGTCACAACAGCATATTTCGATGGCTGGTAAGGCTGCAGCAGCATTGGGATTTAGTAATGAACCCATAACTGCTCCTGGAATAGTTACTATCCCACGTCCTGTTCCTAATATGGCTTCTACAGAAACGCCATATGCGTTCGAGCGACTCACCTTAGACCCGCAAAATAATTTGTGTGTAGATAATGCAATGCACAATTTGGCCGACAATGAAGATGAATTAGATATTCAAAAAATTTGTGCACATGAGTCATATCTCACTCAGGTGGATTGGACTAGTGCAAAGTCGGCTGATGCTCCTCTGTTTTATGCTGCGGTTAATCCAGCATTATTTGATGCTGAAATAATAACTGTTGGTTCTCCACCCCAGGATGCTTGGCAAATGTGGATGGTCCCTTGTGCAGCAGTTGCGCAAATGTTTCAGTATTGGCGAGGGCGAATGCGGTACAGATTTAAATTTATCTGTTCGCAATATCATAGGGGTAGAGTGCAGATCTTTTATGATCCTGCTGGTAATACCCCCACGGTTGTATCTGCTCCTTCTCAAACAGCAAATATGAATGTGGTTGTCGATATTTCCGAGCAAAATGAAGTCGTTTTTGATGTTCCGTTTGTGGCCCAAACACCATATTTACGCACAAGGGATCCTGTCACTACGTTATTTACCACAGCATCGTCAGCTACTTATGTTACAGATGGTGCTTATGATTCAGGGTCCATATATATGCGGGTTATGAATGTGTTGACGGGACCAGTTGCTAGTAATACTGTTCCTATTTTGGTATCAGTGAGTCTCCTGGATGCTGAGTTTGCTGGACCAAACGATATACCTGCTTTCACGCACTTTACCGTGCAGTCTAAAGATGTGTATACGGTGCAAGACGAAATGGTTGAGAACCTTGGAACTAAAATGACCCACCCTAGTGCTAGTTGGTATATGGGAGAAAGAATTAAGTCCCTTCGTCAAGTGTTGCGACGTTTAATGCTGAGCGGAACTGACATGGGCATGCAAGCTTCATGGAAGGATAGGACAGCACTATTTGTTAAGCGAATGACCAAGTACCCTCTTCCATATGGTCAAGCGTCCACTGGTATTTACACAGCCAATAAATTTGGTACAGTGGCTACTAGCCCTTGTAATTTTTGCCTACCCACGTATTTGAACTGGGTTATGCCTTGGTTTGTTGGTGTGCGAGGGTCGGTTAATTGGTCCTTTGTTGTTGATGGCCCTTCAAAGCCGATCAACATGCTGCGTATTTATAGGCAGCGGAAAACTTCAAATCAAGTTGGTTTGGGTTTATTATACAGCACGCCCTCTGCGCCAGATTGGTGGACAACACCAATAACATCTGGTGGGCAAGGAGGGACTAATGCTAACTTCGTCATAAAGAATTCTTATGGTGGAGCAGGTGGTATGACTCTAACAAGTCAACCCACAAATTGGGGTTTGAATGCGACCCTACCTATGTACAGTAATTGTAAATTTGTTTTTACTAATCCACTGTATATAACATCACCCATTGCTTTTGATAATAGCAATGCTGAGGTTTTCACCTTTGAAGCATTCTTGGATTCTGCCATAGATAGTGACGTTAAATTTAACTATTTTTGTGGCGCTGGATTAGACTTTAAAACTGTCTTTTTCCTGAATATACCACCGTATCAGCGGGGTCCAATCTTTTCCCCTAGTAATTAGGGGATAAATTTCTATGTTTTATATATGTATAATGTATTGTTTATTTATATATTACTTGGAAGTCTCCATTATGAGCGTGAGATCATGATGGTGTGCCAGAACGCAC